GTGTGGCTTCGGGTTTGCAGGAAATAGCGCAAAACGGCAGTTTTAGCACGGATACATTGTGGACTAAGGGTGCGGGTTGGACGATTGGTTCTGGCGTGGCAACGGCTACGGGAGCAATCTCAACTGGTATTAGCCAAATCCCTGTGCTTACGGTTGTGCCTGGCCAAGCGTATGCTGTGACTTACACCATTACCCGTTCGGCTGGCGGTCTTATCCCGTCTATTGGTGGCCAAAATGGCGTTGAGCGGACAGCATCGGGAACATACCGCGAAATTATTATTGCGGCAGCCAGCACCCCTATTGCGTTTACGGGTAACGCTTTTACTGGCACGCTGGACAACGTATCCGTTACTGAAGCAGTAAGCGAAAACATGGCTTTGTTGCCAACCAGTGCCTACACCATCAACGGCACAACCTTAACTTTTGCGACTGCCCCTGCATCAGGTGTAAGCAACATTGACGTTCGTGCGCCATCATTGTTGGTGGGGGCTGCTTCTAGTGCGGCTAGCCTAGCACAAGTTTACGCAGCTAATGCCCTTACAAGCCAAACGGCTGCTGCTACCAGCGCGGCTAATGCGGCTATTAGTGCATCCAGTGCTGCTGGGTATGCAGCGGCAAGAAACCAGTGGACGTTTTCAACCACAACCACAATGGCCAACCCTGGTACTGCTAATTTGCGACTGAACAATGCCGCATTTGCAAGCGTAACGGCTATTGCTATTTCTGACCTATCTGCAAACGTAGGCAATCCTGATTTAAGCGGATGGATTTCAACTTGGGATGATGCTGGCGGTTCCAACAGAGGTTCTATTTTTATCTTTAAGGACAACGGTAATTTTGCAATTTACAATGTAAATTCCGCTTTGATAGACCACACGGCATGGTGGGAGGTTCCAGTCACTTACCTTTCTGGTGCTGGTTCGTTTAGCGCTTCTGACGCTGTTCTTATCGGATTTTCAGCGGCTGGAACGACACTTGTATCGGGCGGGATAACCCAACTTACTGGCGATGTTGTTGCATCTGGTGCAGGAAGTGTTGTTGCAACTATTGCTAACGGCGCCATAAACACGCCAAAACTTGCGGCTGGTGCTGTTCACACTGGCAAGATTGAGGACTTAGCAGTCACCACCATAAAGATTGCTGATGGTGCTGTCACCACCATAAAGATTGCTGATGGTGCTGTCACCCCCGCAAAACTTGCAAATAACGGCGCAGAATTAGGAATCCGCAATAAAATCATTAACGGCGCGATGACCATTGACCAAAGGAATGCTGGAGCGGCACAAAATTTCACCGCTGCGGCAGCATTGGCTTATTGTGTGGACAGGTGGTATGGCTATTGCACAGGCGCGAACGTCACAGGTCAGCAGGTGTCTGGCACTGCGCCAAATCAGTTTAACTATAGGTTTACGGGCGCGGCATCTGTCACAAAAATTGGTTTTGCCCAAAGGATTGAAGCGGCTAATGTACAGGATTTGGCGGGGCAAACGGCTACGTTGGCTGTTGACCTTGCTAATTCCCTGTTGACCACCGTTACATACACACTCTGGTACGCCAACACAAACGACACTTTTGGCACACTTGCATCGCCAAGCCGCACGTTAATTGGCACAGGCACTTTTACCATCAATTCAACATTAACACGGTATAACGCCCAAATTGCGATTCCTTCGGCGGCGACCACGGGGATTGAGGTTGAACTGTCTGTTGGCGCGCAGACTAGCGGCACGTTTACTATTGGGCGTGTCCAACTTGAACGCGGAGCATCCGTAACACCGTTTGAGTATCGACCCCATGGCTTAGAATTAAGTTTGTGCCAACGGTATTATGAAACCGCTAGGGACACTAATCTTGTGTACAGTTGGACTACCCGCGCAGACACGGGAGATCGAGCTGTCGGGTTTATCCCCTTTGCCAATGACAAACGGGCGGTGCCCACGTTGTCGTTCACCGATGGCAGTTTCAGCACTCCGACAGGGACATTCACTGAGCTGGTGAGTGGATACCCCGCACGGACACCAGCATCCAGTGGTGCTTCTACACGGGGAATAAATTTTATCACTTTTTCTAGTGCAGTAGCCAATGCGGTAGCGGGCTGCTGGATTGCTTCTTCGGAGTTATAAATGTATAAACTAACAACATCATCTTCAATCATTCGCTTATCTGACAATGCTTTCATTCCAGCAGACGTCGGCAATTCTGATTACCAAGCATATTTAAGTTGGGTAGCGGTGGGCAACACGCCCGAAGCGGCAGATTTGCCAGAAACCCACACTTACCCCGTTCAAACAATTGTGTTACCTTTCCTGCCAGAAGGTTATTCGTTGCGGGAAAAAGTTTTGCCAGAGCGCGTGTTTGTTAAAACGACGGTGGAGCAGGCGCGGATTGATAAGCTGGCGGCAATTAGGGCTGACAGGGAAATGCTGTTTGAACATAGTGACCTTGTTGCAAAAGAAGGCGCAAGCCTTGCAGCCGACTCTCACAAAATTCTACAGCCTAGCTTGCAATGGGTGCATCAACTAAGAAACCCGTTTATGCAAAATACTGAAGCGGCTTTGAATGCGCTTACCACCGTTGATGGCGTGCTGGCATACCAACCAAACTTTGCACCAGAAGCGTTTCAGGCGTCTTATGCTACGCTTACCATGCGGCAGTTTTCATTGGCTGCTGCTAATGGCGGACTAATGGATTATGCAACAGCGGCGGCCTTTTTGGAAAGCAAAACTATTCCTGCTGGGATTGAGGCGGTGTTATCAACACTATCAACGGGTGACGCTAACAACGCACGGTTAACGCTAAAGTCCATGACCATTATCCCCCGTAATGACGCTATGGTATCCTCTCTGTTGGGTGCAGCTTTTAGCATGACAGAGGCGCAGCTGGATTCGTTTTTCCTAACCGCTTTTGAGTTGTAGCCGTGGTAAGCCCTATCGACACCATTGTTAGCTTCTTAAGCCTTCAGGACGACCAGGGTACCGATTGGTACGGATGGTCGTCAAACCAGCTTTCCCACGCTTTTCTGGGGGCGTTCTTTTCTGGTTTGGTGTTGGTGCTGGGTGGGGCATGGTACTACGCGATTGCCTTGCTTGTTGTGTTGGGGATGGCCAAGAAACTGGCGGACTGGTCAAAGCAAATCCTCACCTGGAAAGTGGTGCGGGATACCATTCAGGACTTGTTGTTTTTTATCAATGGCGGTGTGTTCAGCCTAAGCATTTTGTATGGCAGTATCCTATTGTTTGTTTGCGCCACAATTTCTGTATCAAGTTTGCTTGCATCAGGCATCGTAGCAAGAATCGTTCAATCCAAGCGGGATAAGGCCAATGACTAAGCATAATGACCAAGATATGATTGTGCAAGTCGCCCTTCTTGCTCAAGAAATGCAATCAGTAAAAAATACCATTAACCTGGGCATTAGTGATATTAAGAAATTCACAGAAAAAACCATTTCAAAAGAGACAGAAACGGCAATTACAGTTAACGATATTAAGAACACCCTGGATAATGTCGAGGCAACGGTAAATGGGTTTGCAAAAGATTTGGACAGTTACAATGTTGAGATTAAAACTCTTAAAACCAAAGTGATGGTTCTTTATGTGTGGATGGCGTTCTTGACTATTTTTGTATTTGCCTTACTATTGTTTATAGCATCTGGCTCAAGCGGAGCGAGGGTTGCTGGTGAGTTTACTGGCGGCCTTATAAATTCTGTTAAACCATAGGGGGAAACATGTCACGAATGACTGGCGGCACCAAGAAGCCAATTTCCAAACCAATATCGACAACTGCAAGGGGTGGCAAAAAACCAGGAACCAAAAAGAGCTAATCCATGTGGATGGCCATTGTTTTGGTTGGCGTGTTTGCCCCTAGCTTTATGAATCTTTTGCATTTGTGGGATGTGCAAGAGCTACACTATTTTGGAATACTAGCAGCTTTTAACGCGCTTGCTTACAGGGTAGCCCACCCTCGCCCGCCAACAATTTGGGAGCGTGTGGTTGCCGTTATATTATTTACAAAGTCAATCCTTTGGTCGTTGGACACCGCCTCTGGTTATTTGTTTGACGTACAAATCAATTATCCGTGGTGGGGCATCATAGAATTTAGCCTTTTATTTGTGATGTTCCTTAATTCTTTCATACAGGGCTGTACAGAGAAAACAGGGTGCTTTGTATATGTTCGTAAGCCGCTAACCTTCCAAGACCTTCTGGCGACCATTTTTGGAGGTTGCCTTGTGACGACCGCCACGGAGTTTCAGGGCAAGTTCTACGGATTCCGAAAGGGCAAGCTGATTGAGCTGACCGACTTTGATAAGACCAAGTATGAGCGGCGGAATGCGCCGATTGCTTTGGGTGAAAAGATTGTGGCCAACTTGGGTAAACCCTGGCGGCCTTGGCGCAACTGTGTTCTTATTGTGTGGAGGTAGCGAATGTCTATTCTTAGTGACGTTTTGCAAGGCGTTTCGACAACCCTAGCCACTGCACTAGGTGGCCCACTAGCAGGTGCTGCTGTAAGCATGTTGGGTAAGTCAATCCTGGGGGATGAGAACGCCAGTGAAGACAGCCTTGTAGCTGCGATTACAAACGGTTCGCCAGAAGTTTTAGCTAAGATTAAAGATACCGAGGCCAATTTCAAAATTGAGATGGCAAAAATTGATTATCAGACCACAAAGCTGGATTTTGATGACAAAGCCAATGCACGCACCCGTGAAGTAGCAATTCAACAAGCTGGCCGCACCAGTTGGGAAATGATTGCCATTGCGATTTTCACGATGGCCTCGTTGCCCGCTTGCCTGTATTTGTTGTTTGTGGTTGATATGCCGCAATCCGCCCAAAACGCTATCATGATTTTGATTGGTACGATAAGCTCTATGGTGAGTACTGTGGTTGCTTACTATTTTGGTTCCAGCATTGGCAGCAAGCAAAAAACAGATATGATGGGAAAATGATTAACATTTGTGAGGATTAACCATGCAAGCAAACGTAGCGCATCAAATTCAAGAAGGGTTAGATTGCCCCCACTGGAAAATCATTACTGTCTTTGCCAAAAGCGATTGTAAGAATATTACAAAGGCAACGGCGCGGCAATGTGTTGACTGCGGAGAAATTTTAGATAATGCCAAAAATTGACGACCAATGCGGCAATCACAGCAATTGCCGACACACTAAGCCAGACTGGGATGGGTACGGCGCAGAGCCTATCAATCAAGATTCCTTGGCACTAATGCGGGAGTTTCTGGATACCCTTCCAGACAAAACGCTATCTCCTGGGTTTGTTTCTAGTGGCGAAGCTGAAATTGACTTTTATGTTGATGGACCAATTAAAAAAGCGGCGTTAATTATAGAGGCATCCACCAATGCAGAGTTGGTTTATTTTGCTTTTACAGGTTTTTTTTCTGATATTCCACAAACGGATATTATACCAAGAAAAATCCATGATAATGGTACGGTTGAATTTATCTTGCCTGAGCCCATAAAGAATTTTCTAATAGAGCAAAAGTATGCCAATCCCTAGCCCCATCATCGACTTTATTCTGCGGCACGAGGGCGGATATGTCAATTCAGAATTTGACCCTGGTGGCGAAACAAAGTTCGGCATCAGCAAGCGTAGCTATCCCGACCTGGATATAAAAAGCCTGACCAAGCAACAGGCCACGGAAATCTATGAACGCGACTTTTATAACAAGGTTCGCGGGGATGACTTGCCCGTATGGCTTGCCCTGATGGTGACCGACTTTGCGGTGAACGCTGGGATTAAGCCAGCGGTTGCGATTCTGCAACGCCTGGTTAATGAAACGGATGACGGCATCATTGGCAAGAAAACCATCGCGGCCTGTAAAAATAAAGCATCGGGTACTCTGCGCCAAGCATACACCAAAAGCAGAGAATCATATTATGCCGCGCTGGTGGCCAGAAGGCCTGACATGAAAAAGTTTCTTAATGGCTGGAAAAACCGTACAAAAGATTGCGACAACCTGGCAGCATTTTTAGACTTGCATCCATAATCTATTAGCCGTATAATCCATTTGGACGCTTGGGCTTTCTTCTTGAAATCCTTGGTAGGAACTTCTACAGATACCCAAGTTTTTGATGGTGCTGTTTCATTGCCGCTGCGGTGGGGCAGCACCATCATCCAATCTTAATTAAGCTAGTTTTAAGCAAAAAAAGCTCCCATTTGTTAAGCGGCATTTTGACGCATGTGCTGCGGTGTTTGCCATCCTCTGCTTCATAAGTCTGCCAAGTCCTGGGGTGAGCCCCAATTAGTCCAGCGCAATCGGCTTGCGTTAATCCAAGAGAAAGCCTGGTGCTTCTGATTTTATCGGGGGTCGGTTGTGTCAGCATTAGACTTTCCTCTCCATAAGTGTTTATTGGCTCCAGCCACAAGGTCTTGCAACCAAAATGCAACCAGCAGCACGGCGGCAAACGGCACAGCGGCCATGCCAATCCCTATCCACAGCAGCATTCTAAATGTAATGCGTTCTCTAGCCATTCCTCTCCATAAGTGTTTATTGGCTCCAGCCACAAGGTCTTGCAACCAAAATGCAACCAGCAGCACGACTGCAAATGGTAATGCGATGTAGCCAATCCCCATCCACAGCAGCATCCTAAATGTAATGCGTTGTTTAGTCATTGTTATTCCTTAGCCAAAATTCTAGCACCTGGATTGCAGCGTCCTTTGGTAGCTTGTTAATAGTCATTCTGGCTGACTCGAGTGCCCAGCGAAGCGACTGTTTTTGCTCGATTGGCAAATCCAAATCAAAAGTGTAGATAGCTAAAATAGTAAACATCTCCTCCGCCAACTTACGATTATCATCGTTCGGCACGGCCAGTAGGGCATCAACTGTTGTGCCTAAGGCGGTAGCCAATGCCTTAACATCATAGATGCGCGGGCTAGCGTTCCTGCCGCTCTCTATTTCTTCAATATGACCCGCCGTGGTATTGGCCAACTCGCCCAGCTTTCCCAGGGTGAACCCCTTAGAAACACGCAACGCTTTAATTCGTTGGCCTATTTCGTTGTTATTCCTAGTCATCGTTATTCTTTCTAATAAAGTTACTCAAAACATACCTAATGTTGGTATCATATTTTTCCCTAGCTCCGCCAAATTGTTTAAAAGATGTTATGGGATTCCCATGCTGAAAAAGGATGGAAAAAATAGTTTCCATGCCATCTTTTGATTTGTCACGCCATTCAAACAAAATTGATGGGTAGCACCCTACGGAAATACTTGGAAAGTCAAACAATTCCAAGCAGCTTTGGTTGTCAATAAAATCATTGGCATTGGCCAGTGTTTTGCTTGAAACTTTCATGCCTGCATCCTTAGCTTCACGCAGTGCTTCATCTAGCAATGCACGGTATTTTTCTCTAGTGTACATCGTTATCTCCTTTGTAAACGGCTCTTTCATCTTCAAGCGCATCCATCGTACGAAACTCTTGTATCTTCAAGCGCATCCATCAAAAGTTTTGCTGGGTTTAGCGTTGTATCATCCGCATAAGCTCTGGCGCAGTGTTTGAACTCTGCTGAATCCATGTACTGTGTGTACCAACGTTTAGAGGCCACTTCTTCCAAAGCGGCTACATAATCCATAATGTCCTCATAATCCTTTTCACATAAGATTTTGCGCTCCTTCCTAAGTAACCAACGAATAGCATAAAATTTTTCCGCCCAAATAGCCGTCTTATCTTTTTCTGCATTCAACCTCTGCTCATGACAGGCATTCAGCTCAGAAATCTCCCTGGTAAGCCTATCAATAATTTGCTGTTTTGTTTCTCTAGTCATCGTTATCACCCTTTCTATGAACCAATGTTTTTTTGCATGGCAAACTTCGCCACAACAGCCATCCAACAAACGCTACAAAAGAACCATTCCCAAACAAGTAAATAAATAATATCCAAAAATCAGTGTTTTCTATCTGCCGTATCGCAAAGCACAATACAATCGTTGCAGCAATCCGCCAATAGATACTCCGCATGGGGATTTCATATTTTACCAGTTGCGCCATTCGCCTTCCTCCTTCTTTCTTAATATCTCAACAAATGAATCTATAAGCATTTTTCGTAGCAGCTTTCCATCTTCAGATAATTCGTCTTTTGTAAAAACATACTGTGACCACAAAAAGTTTACATCACGCCAAATGTCAGCCAAATGTTCTTCAGTCATCAATCAGTTCTTCCAAATGGTGATAAGCAAAAGACCAATTTGAAAAACCACCGATATGATGGTTGTGACTCTGACAACCCACAAGGTTTGGGCGCCGTCCTTAAAGAAAAGTTCGGCTTCTCTTCTTCTTTGTTCGCAGAGAGAATAGTAATCACACTTGTTCATAAATAAGTCCTTTCAGGGCTTGCATGTGGGGGATTAGGTGTTCGTTGATGCAATCCTGGCATACTTCAGCTTCTATTTTGCCGTGTGAGCAATCATCGCCATCTGTGTATTTGCCATAATCACCCTCCACAACATCCTCAATCGCCAGCACGGCAGCTTTGATGATTTGTTGTGTCGCGTCATCTGAAACGCGGGTGTTCCAGCGTTTTGTTGCGGTTTTTTCCGACTTATGCCAACCGCTAGGACACTCACAGCACTCTTCGCTGCACATGGCGGAATACATAATAGGATTAGCGTTTAAGTGAGATTCATGCGAACGCATAACTGCTTCACTTCCACACCAGGGGCATGTTTTTAGTTTATCAGTCATCTGCCTTCTCCTCAAATGGCGGATAGCACCAGTGGGTTGGCATGTAGCCATCATCAATGTCGCTTTGCCATCCTAAGAAACCGTTTTCCTCCCAAAAAGCCCCCAAAATCCTAGTAAAATCATCAAAAACCCATCCCCACATTTCTACTGCATTGCCTTCGCTATCATCCACCTGGCCGCCTGGGTATTCTCCCCAATGAGCTTTTATCGCGCCCGACCATTTTGGATGGGTGATAAAAATCGGTATGCCGTATTTTGGCGCACTGTCGATGGGTTGCCAGCCATAAATATGAATTGTTCTAGTCATCTACCTTCTCCTCAATTGTTTGGGGTTGTTTAGTCCCTAAAGTAATCACGAAAATATCTGTTCCAAGCTACCAGCAGCTCTACACCAAACCCTGCAATTCTTACGGTAAAAAGAATGACAAAAAATAAAGCAGTGTATGCCGCAAAAAAGAACGTCCAATTTGCAAAATCTTTTAACGCCTGCCACGCAATTTCTTGATAAAAGTATTCCATCACAACCTCCTAAATGTCAGCCATAAATCTGAATTGTTCTAGTCATCTGCCTTCTCCTCTATTTCAAGTGCTTCCCAAATTTTTTCCCGCAAGGCTTCATCGATTGTTTCAGGTGTTTCAACGACCGTTTCAACGGTTGGCTTCAATCCCTTTGCAAGCGCAGCCTTTAGCCCCTCGTTGCCCGTTAATGGCGGCTCAACCACACTGGTTGGGCTAACATCAATCATCCGCTCGGCCTCATCTGGGTCAAGAATACCGCCGTAGCCAAACGCATACCGTGCCGCCTGGATTAGGGCTTTGTGGCGCAGCATCCGAACAGGCCACTTAGTCCAGGGGATAGACGTGCCCTTGCACTCACTAAGGTATTCGGTCGCCTCAACAGCGTGTTCTCTGTCTTTTCTGTACATCTTGCAGGTAATAGAAACCACCTGCCCATTGTCTGAAAAATTATCCTTAAACTCAAACCCATTAAATTGTGGGTTGGAATTTATAATTTTACACCAGCCATCAATCCCAACAATGGGTTGGATTGCGCCGTTTTTAATGAACGCATGAATCTCTTTTAACACGGGGTTAAGGTTGTATTCATTGGCGATTAGCAGAAAAGCAGCTAGCTGCTCTGGCGTTCCCTCTTTAGGGAATACAGAAGCCTTTAGCACGGCAACAAATGCCGCCTTATCCATGCCGTAGCGTTGGGCAACAGCGTTGATAACACTTGGATGACCTGGATTGGCAACAGCATTTGGTTTTGCTACCACTTCATATTGGTTGTTATTTGTCATTGGTTTTTTCCTTTCGGTTACTTGATTAAAAATCTGCGGGTGGATTCACCCTGAGTTGTTACCTGCTCGGCAATGTCGGGGAATTTCTCACGCAATAGCGCACTGTTGACGCGTTTTGCACCAGCTTGACCCTTCCATGTTGCCAAAACCTTGCCTTCAGTATCCACCAAAGCCTCGTTGTCTTTGATGAATCCCTGAATCTGTACGGCTAGCACCTCCTCCTGGCCTTCCAATTCCTTTTGTTGGGCACGGATAGCCTTCAGCTGCTGCATTGCCGCCAGGGTGGCATCGTCAGCTATAATGGTTGTCCCCATTTGGCTAAACTTATACAGCTTGGCCGCATCATCATAAGTGACTGGCGCGGGCGGTATCCGATTCTCAACATGGCTCCAGAATACAGCTTCGCCATCTATAATCTGCTGCTGCACCTCTTTATCGGCCTCAACAGCGTATGGAATAGGCCTCGCCCCCCCGATAGACACATACACATGCGCCAGGTCAATGCCAGCCACCGCCATGCCATGTTGCACCTGCGCCAGGTATGCCATCGGTATTTTATCGGTGCCAACAGTATCCCAATCGCGTGACCAACGGGCAGTCTTAAGCTCCAGCAGGATTCTAACGCCGTCCTTTTCAACAATTCCGTCTGGGTTGTACCGCATAAACTTGTGTTTGGGGTGAACCATCGCATCTTTTGGTTGCAACACCTCAACTTGCATTTCGGTAGCGTACTGCTGTCGCAACACAGGCTCCATAGCGTTGCCCTGCATTTGTTCCCAGGTTGCCGCTTTTACCATATCCTCGGTAATCGGTTGCACTTTTTGATTGTACAGCTCAAGAGGGGTAGTCCAGTGGGATAGCCCCAGGGCGGCGGCGGCATCACTGCCGCCCACACCTTTCTGCCTATCCAAATGCCATTGTAAGTTTTTCATGTTTTTCACTCCCTATGACGCGCAATCGCGTTCAAAATGAAAATCTTGATGCTCGGAACAATACTCGGCGCAGAATCCCGTCACGGTTTCCAAAATGTCATCGCTTTCAGTGCTAAGTTTAACAAACGTAATACACTCACAGGCATACTCAATGCCTCCTTCTTCACAACGCATTTGCAAATCCTCATCTGCCTTGTCGCCAGCTTCCCCAAGGGTTTTGGCGTTAACCTCGATTATGTCACATTCATCACGGTATTCGTCATCATAATAAAAATTCCAGTATTCCATGTTGCTCTCCTTGGTAGGTGGCCTTGTTGCCATAACCTATGTAAGCACGAAACGGTTGCGCGTGTCAACAGTTTTTTTTAGAAATCCTGCGGCGGAAAAAATTCACCGTCATCTGGCAGCGGCTCATAGTCCAGGATTAACAAGCTGGCCTTAGCCCTTTCAACTTTGCTATCTGGTATCGCGGCTATCCCGCCTATCAGTAGCAATCCCAAAATAGCCCCAGGCAGCAAGCGCAGAGCGAATTGTTTCAGAAAGTTACCCATTTTTAATCCATCCTTCGACAAAACTATAAAATTCAAGCATGCTCCACACAAGCGCGTAAAAATACAAAAGCACCCACGGCACGCCAACAAAAACAACGCGGCTTATAGGCCATAAATTTTCATTTTTTTCCATCACATCCTCCTAAATGTTAAATAATGTTTGCGCAGCACATCCTAAAAAGAAACCTGCAAGACCTGCCAAAACCATTGACGCAAAAGTCATCAATGCAACAAAGATTTTATCTGTTTTCCACATCGAATCCAAATTTTTCTTAAATTCAGCCATCGCTAAATAATCTGGAAAGCGCCAATCCAATTGGTTCTGCGCTCGTATCTGAAACAAACGTTTTTTTTGTTCAGTAAGATATTCCTCAAGGACGGCGTGTTGATATTTTTCCCAACCTAAAATTTGATTACCTTCATTGTCAAAAACCCTTTGCTGCGGTTTATTCCCCCAGCCCTTAGCCCATAATTCTGATTTTTTAGTCATCACTGCTCGCCTCCAGTTTTATGATTCGGTTGCCTAATTGAATCTTAGCCCCCCGCAGGTCAGCCTCCTCCAGGTTAGCCCCCCGCAGGTCAGCCTCCTCCAGGTCAGCCTCCTGCAGGTTAGCCTCCCGCAGGTCAGCCCACCGCAGGTTAGCCCCCTGCAGGTTAGCATCCTGCAGTTTAGCCTTCTCCATGTTAGCCCCCTGCAGGTCAGCCTCCTGCAGGTTAGCCCCCCGCAGGTCAGCCTCCTCCAGGTCAGCCCCCATTAGGTTAGCCCCCTGCAGGTCAGCCTCCTGCAGGTTAGCCCCCTGCAGGTTAGCCTCCCGCAGGTCAGCCCACCGCAGGTTAGCCCCCTGCAGGTTAGCATCCTGCAAGTCAGCATATTGTAGATTCACACGCGCCCTAAGCGCCTGGTGTAACGCCTGTTTGATTGTGTCATTAGGGCTGGCACTAGTGTAAATCACATCGCCGTCAATGTTCTTGATGTCAGTCATTGCTTTGCTCCTTTGGTTGTGTTTGGCCGCAAAAATACTTTCTAAAAATCGCAGTTTGAGCCAATAATTCTTGATCTGATGCCCACCCAGCGCACCCACTACTTGTATTGTAAATTCCTACTGCGTGGCGAATTGCCGTGGCGGCACAGTTAGACCAGTAACTGCGAAACCATTCTGTAATAGAAATATTTTTCTCCCTTTCTTCGTCGTAACCCCGCGGGTCATAAACAATATTGCCCATTGCGTCTGCCGCCCTACAAAAAGCGTCTGCAACATTGTAAGCCGCAGATTGTAACCGCAGCTCCGTTTTACCATGATATTGGCAACCCTTCCCATGCTCCCACCCGAATCTATCGTTAGGACTAACATCTAATATATCTTCTATACTCTTTGCTGTTTCTTTACATTTACTCAGCCTGATGCGGTCAAAAATGCCACTTATTTTATACTTAATCACGAAAATATCTTTTGTATTTTTTTCAAGATCACCCGCAATAGTTAACCCTTTTAAACCAAGCCTAGCCAATCCAACAAACTTTCTTAAGCAGGTTTCTTTCGGGTAAACCTCCTCAAAAATGGGAAGCCCCCGCTCTATAACATCCAAGGTGAACATTCTAACCTTTATAAGATCATCTAAATTGCGAAAAGCTTCAGTGCAGTGTATCACATCGCCTAACCTTAAATACTTTATCAATGTTTCAAAAAGAACTGGATCATCATCAGGTTTTTCTTTGCCGATTTTTTTTAATAGCCATGCTATATTGCCATCAAAATTATTAAGTTTTTCCAGTTGTTTCAACGTAACAAAACTGTTTTTTGTAAATTTTTTAGTGTTGTCCACCTACTTCTCCTCTTTGCTCCTTATTGCTTTCCAACAATTCAATTTCAAGTTGGGTTAAGTTAATAAGTCTGTGAAGGTGAATCAGCGCGTGCTCGGTCATTCCCCCAAGCGAAACGCCGTTTTCGGTAATCTCCGCAACACTTTTATCATAGTCATCCAGGTTGCGCCGCAGCCCTTCTAGCCGCGCCCGCGCGCTGTATGGCAGCAATTTTGCTTGCCGCAGTTGTTCAATTTCCATGTCATTCTCCCTGGTAGGCTGTACGTTTTGACCGTGCCAGAATCGTCGTTGCGTGTCAATAAAAAAATGATATAAAAATGATATTGACTTGATGGTCGGTTTGTGGCACGTTGGGGTTATGTTTAACCGAAAGGAGTTAAAAATGGATAAAAACAAAAAAGAGATGGAGGCGCTGCAACCGATATTAGTAAGACTTAACAGGGAACAACATGCCTTTCTGAAAAGTTTTAGCCACAAAATGGGGCGTTCCATGTCGGCGCAGCTGGCATTTGTTGTTGATGAATTAAAGAGGCGTTTTGGAAATGAACATACAACAGTACCTTAAAAAGATTGACGTCACCTTTTACGAGGCTGGCAAGCAATTAAACATACAAGCAGAGGCCTTGCGGGCGTATTCCACCAAAGCGCGGTATGCCAATCCTGAAATCCAAGAGCTTATAATAGAATGGTCAAACGGTGAAATATCGAAAGAAAGTTTCAAAAAACCGCACCAGCACCAGATTCATATTGTCAGCGAGCCGTTGGGGGAATTACCAAAAAGTAAAGACTTGTTGAGCTTCATGCTTAACACCTTCGGCGACAGGGTAAGGCGCACAGCCAATGGCTATATGCTGGACGGCAGGCCTATACAAACAAAAGACTTGTATCAAAAGCTGCAAGACCTGCTGGTGCGCGATGGCAGCAACATTGTAATTGAATATCCTGGAGTAGTAAGACGATGCAAGATGTAAAACTAAAAAAGGGAATGAGTTTTGCGGAGGCTTGCGCCGAAGCGGCTCAAATTCCAGAGTTTGTGGAAAACTTTAACAGGTTAACTGGGAATAATTTTAGATTTTGCCCGCCTAAAAATGGCCTTGAGGCCGCCATTCATAATGCTACAGGCTTTCAAGGGTTTGACGAAAGCGAGGCAGAAAAATTCATGAGATTTTTCCACGATTATGTGTGGACTAGACTGCCCGATGAGGCTTTTTTTAAGGAAGAAAACGAATGACTCCTCAACAATGGTGGCAGCAGGTTCACAAAGCCGAGCTGGAATCAGACGTGACTCGTGTGCTATACGCGCTTAGCGTCAAACATGTTAATGAAGATGGCGTGTTCAAAAGACCGCCGCCAACCTTCAGACAGCTGGCAACAGAAACTGGGTTAACAACAAGCGGGGTAAGCACGGCAGTCCGCAAGGCATTGCGCTTGGGATGGTTGGTCAAAGCTGGCTTTGTCAGCAGCACAGATTGGTTAAATGTTTTGTGTGCGATTAACGTGGGGTCAAAAAATGACTAAGCCGTTTTACGTCAGCTTTGTTGTGCCTGGCCACCCGTTTGGGAAGCAGCGCAGCCGTTCAACCAAGAGCGGTAGGCACTACACGCCAGAGGAAACGGTCAGTTATGAAGCCACCGTGAAGCTTTTGGCTATGCAAGCCATGAAGGGCAGACCACCAGTGGATATAGACGTTGGGTTAATGTTCGTAGCGGTGTTCCCTATCCCCAAAAGCTTCACAAAGGCGCAGCGTGCAGCAGCCCTGGCGGATGATATACGGCCAACCAAGAAACCCGATAAGTCGAACATTGAGAAGGCATTGGAGGACGGCATGAATGGGGTAGTGTATCACGATGATTGCCAGATAACGGAATCAGGCGGCTGCAAGAAGATTTACGGGGAAATTCCATGCGTAAAGGTTTGTGTTTACGACCGCAAAGCCTTTGACATTTCTGTTGTAATTAAAGGCGCGGATTTAGATACCGCATTAACAACCACTAAGGAGAGTGAAAATGTTTAACTTTTGCAAACGTCTACCATACAACGATGGGCTGTTACTACCTAAAAATATACTGGAAAAGCCAGTAGAGCCAATTTCCGCAGCCGAACAAGAGCTGCGAAACTTAGAGGAGATGGTCAATAAGCCTTATGATAAAGACACTTTCCTGTTTTTTCTTACGTTGTCTTGGGGTGAACGGCAATGGCCTGACCATTTTTGGAAAAATTTTGAAAATCTTTTTGAAGATAATTGGCCTGATGTATGGTCAGAATTTAAAAATAGTATTTGGAATAATATTTTTAAGATGGGTATAGGATATACTTCCCCCACTAAAAAAGACATTCTTGAAAAATTTATAGAAGCATTTACCACTTTCAGAGATAAACAATCCGCCGAACTTTTGAAAAAATGTAAAGAGCTTTATGAGGCGTATTGGACTAAAAAAGAAATTGACCACATATTTAATGAAGCACCTGAAAATGTTTTGGTCATACTAAAACTTAAAGAAACGTATGGCCAAGAAGTATTTTGGAGTCAAATTTTCAGTGACTACAAACCTTTTGACGCTAAAGATTGGCTAGAAGACGGAGAGTCGCTGTAGCATGGGAATAAATTGATTTGATACTTGACTTCACCTGCAAAATCGGTATGGTTAACGTACTGTTATTGCGCAACAGGAAGCCCTTTTGGTGAAGGTGTGTGGCGCAATCGCACACTTTCACTAAAGGGGTTTTTTTATGTTTAGAGCCAAAAACTGGGATAGTTTTCAATCCTATAAAGACCGCAATCCCCCCTGGATACGCCTTCACAAAAGACTGATTGACGACATCAACTTTCAGAAAATGAGTGTTGATGCCAGGGCGTTATTGCCCATGATATGGCTGCTAATTAGCGAGGACGAAGACCCCGTTTCAGGCAGGCTACAGCTTGGCTATGAAGAGCTATCTTTTCGTTTGCGGCAACCTGAAAAAGTTATCAAGGCAGCATTGCAAGAAATCGTAAAAGCTGGATTTTTAGAGAGAATAAATGACGATAATACAATATGTTACATAAATGATACGGAACTGTTACGGAATTGTCACCCAGAGACAGAGACAGAGGCAGAGACAGAGGCAGATTCAGAGACAGAGGCATATAAAAAACAAACAAAAAAAATTCATGATTTTCCCTTACCAGATTGGATGCCGATAGACGCATGGGATGGCTATTGCAAAATGCGAGGAAAGAGCTTTACGCCTCACGCAAAACAACTGGCCATTGCTAAGCTGGAAAAGTTTAGAAATTCAGGATTCAACCCTAGAGAAATTTTAGAAAATTCCATCATGAACAGCTGGAAAGGCTTGTTTGAACCACAACCGAAAGGAACCCGAAATGAAAACACTAGCAGAAATTATCCCAACAGCCATAGAGGGACTACAACAGACGCTACAATCGCAGCCGTCGAACGCGCCCTTGGCACAACAATCTTTGACAATCAGGAACGACCCGCAGGGGAAAAAACGGGTTGGTGAGGCTGTTGTGCTTTTTGCTTCAGCCCTGAAAACCTACGGAAAGAAACCCGACCAGATGGAGGCGGTAACAAAGCTTTTCCTGTTCGCCCTTAGCGACTACCCAACGGATAAAGTTATCGATGCGATGGCTTTCTACATTCGCAACTATACAGATTTCCCTGCCCCCGCCGATATTGTTCAGATTATCGAACGCGGCAATAAGCCCCCGTTTGATAGAGCTGTTTACACCACCCTGTCAAAAAAAGACCCCGAATTTCGCACATCGGACGAATGGGCTTACATGCGGGATTATGAGAATTTTCAGAAAGGTTAACCAATGACCTATGACCCATACGGCCGCAACCCATACTCAAGCTGGACGATTGAGGAAATGCGGCACCAGATGAAGCACCGCACGGATTGGATTTATTCCTACGTTCAACATTTCGCCGACAAAATCAAACAGGCCAGCACCGTTGCAGACGAAATCCATAGCCGCTCCATTGAGGCCAACATGCTATCAGCAGCCAGCCAATGGTTCCGCTACGCAACAGCAGAATCCAGAACACGGGATGCTATCGATCCTGCATTCCTAGACTTTGACCGATTCCTGGGGTGGATACGCGATGACGTGAAGGCCAAGTGTATCTTTTACCGCCGCGAACAGCCCGCCTGGGTGGATAGCGACAGCACCATGCGCCACTACACTCGTGACCCCCGCCATGACCGTTACATTGCAGAGAACATCGACAGAGTCATCAAGCCTGCCCCGCCAACGCACAAAACGGGGCAAGACGTGTACCTTGATGATTTTTCCTAGGCGATACACCAACGGCAATTCAAAATGATTGTAGCCCCCCTTAAAATGCGAAATGGTATATAGGGGCA